CTGGCGAGAGCATATTTTTCTCTTTTCTTAGGTTAGATTCTACTCAATAAAAAGTCTCACTGTAAGACTTTTTATAGCGGAGGCGGGTTGAAGTTTGGCGCAGGCTGCGTATTCACTGGCCCTTGATTTACTACCCCTGCCGTCTTTTCCGGTAACGCCTGATTCGCTATTGGAGTAACTGAAACTACCGTGGTCGTAGCAAGTAGAACTTCTTTTAGCGACACAGTTACAGATAAAATGTTTTCGCTTCGCTTGTCCGTCTCGACTCTTAGACTCTCTATTGCCATGTTTTTATATGGACGTTTCCCGGTCTGTACCGGAAGTAACGCCCCGCCCATGGCAAGCAAACTGTTGTAAAGAGTTTTCAGGAATGACGAATCCTGATTTTTATTCTGATTACTCCCCATGGAAGTGACTGCTGTGATGTCGAGCGTTGCCGGAAGTTTATAGATATGGTCTGTAATTGTGCTTCCGACTTCTACTGGATGTTGAGTCATTACCCAGTTATCTTCATGCCTTTCTTCTATCGTGGCATCGAAGGTAATGGTTCCGATGGAACGCGGGAGCCTGATTGATACCGGGACTATGGGGAAACTAGACATAACCTATTCTTGTGCTGCCGTGGGATGACCGAAACGGATTACGCAGTCATTGAATCCAGCGGCTTCAGCCTGTTCAATTACTGCGTCAAGGCTAATATCTTTGCCTACAACCTGCCCTGAGTCCGTACAGGCGTACCAGAATCCATCGCTCGGAATTGCGGATGCATATAGCGTACTCATTGCACCGCCCCTGCAAAGTCTCTCGCTAGTCCTGCATTTACTTTCTCTTGATTTTTGGCCACTAAATCAGCAGCCTTTTGCGCATCCCCTGATCCATAAACATTTACATTCGTCTTTTGATCCATCTTGACTGTTACCCTGTTACCCGCTGCTTCGGATGCCATCCTGCGCTGAATGCTGGCCACATAATCTTGTGTCTCCGCAATCCTTGGGATGCCATGCGCTCGATCAACTGCGCCCTCTCCCGCATTGTAAGCTGCCAGAGCAAGAGAAGTATCGCCGTGATACTTTTTGAGCAACCCGGCCATCATTCGCGCTCCGCCTTCGATGTTGGCTTCTAGGTTGTATGGGTCTACGCCTAGACCTCTGGCAGTCGCGGGCATCAACTGCATCACTCCGATTGCCCCCTTGGGACTTATGGCCTTCTGGCTTAAATGCGATTCCTGATACGCTTGCGCTTCTAGCAACGCAGGATCAATGCCATATTTACCCGCATACTTATCAATCAATCCCTTAACACTTGTATCTTCGCCACCGCTAATTCTGAAAGCAGGATGCCGCGAGAGGAAAGATTCTGAATAGGTATTCGGGCTGGCAAACGTCATAGCAGTACTGCGCCTGCTTTTCATCTTTCCTGCAAACCATGCCGCATATTCACGCGGATTTTCTAACCTGTCTTTTCCTGTTTCTTTTTTAAACAACGCAGCCATTGACTGCTCGAAACGATTGTTATTTGCTACCGCGTCCCAATCCCTTCGCGCCTTGATATCGTTTTCGTCTGCCTTGATATTTATTCCCCAATTAGCTAGTCCACCGCCTAGTATTCCAGCCCCTGCTACGCCCAAAGCCGCTGAACCCCCAGCCGTTGCTCCACCACCCAAGCCCTTCAGTATTCCCAAAGCCTTTAGCCCGCCAACAGTTGTACCTATCGCGGTTGCTAAACCTATAAACCTGCTAGACCATCCATCAGTAGCTTTGTCCGCTTCAACTAAATCTTTGACTATAACTTCAAGAACAGATACCACATCTTTAGCAAGAGGAAGAAACGATACGCCTATGGCATTCGTGAGCGTAGAGAACCTTGCTTCTAAATCCCTGAACTCCTCATTGGCCTTATGCGCGGCTAGTGACTGTTGATCTATGTCGCCATAAACTAGTTTTCTTTCTTCGTAGTATTTGTGCAGTTCTTCTCTGCCGCGAATCAGTGTTCTTATGTCTTCCCCGCTGATTCCAAATTGCGCTGCATAGGCTACGCGCTGGACATCTGCATTCGGCCCACTGATGGCCGCTAGTTTATCGACCAGATCGAGAAGTACTTTTGTTTTGTCCTGGTTCGCGTTTACTCCCAAGTTTCCGAGTAACGCGCCCATGCCTACTGGATTGTCTCTGATTTTGTTATTGAACTGCTGGACAATACCCATGGCATCTTCGGCCTGTATGCCGATTTGGGCAGCAGCATCCCCGAAGGCTTTTAGGTTCTGGGCGGATGTTCCTGATTTTTGCGCTTGAAAGTGAAGATTTTCCAGGCTGGAAGAAACCTTGAGCACCATGCCGCCCAATACCCCAGCGGCCCCAATCCCTACCTTGGCAAAGTCAGAGAATGCTTTACTTAAATCCTTGGTTCTCTTTTCGGTTTCTAATTGAGAATCCTTGAAGCGTTTATAGTCAGCTTCATCTACCTTGAAGCCAATGGAAACTAGATACGCTTTGAGGATGTCATCTGCCATCTAGGACTACTCCCTTGTGGTACTGCCTAGTGTCGGAATGCGCTTTGGAAGATGCGGCTCCCATACTCCCATGATTTCGTTAACTTCTGTATAGTCAGATAACTTCTTGGGTTTGCTGTCTACCCATGGATCAAGTACATCGCCGTTATAAAGCATGACTACAGCGTGAGCTTTTCCCGCAGGGTTATTGACTACCTGAACGTAATGGATTGGCGCGAACGGAGACACTGGCCAGACTTTTCTATCTATTCCGATATAACAAATGTGTTTCCATTTTTTCTGCAACGAGTAGCCATGCTCATATAGGTACGATTCCGCGTCAAACGCACAGTAGGCGTCAACCGATAAATCTTTGGGACGTAGGTTGGATTTAACCTCTGCATATGATTTCCCTACGATCATCGCCAATGATGCTACTACGCATCCATTGTGATCTTCTTGCTTAACCCAATCTGCCATCCTATTTTTTCTCCAATGACTTATTAATTCGCGCCTGATTCTCGTTTCTTACATTCAGGTAATCGCTCATCCTTGCACAATCTTCAAGCGATACCGTTCCATCCTTCAAGTCGCTATATCGTACCATCCCCTCTTTTACCAGCGACAATAACCAATCTTCTTCGCTGTCCATCTTTACCAGAGCAACATTTAGGGATTCTTGGGTGCTGTCGAATCTTGTTGCTCTGTAGTAAAAAAACTGTCGATATTGTCCCTCATCACCGCAAACGTAAGCGCAATTAACGCTTCCATCTTCATATCGCCAAATTGCACTCTGTTTGCCCCTTGAGTCATCACAGGAAACCACCCGCCTTGCTCTCCCTTTCGCTTTACAGCCCTTAGCGCGGTGTGGATGACCGTCTGGCTATCTTCGTCCGACATGCCGCTTAAAAGCGATTCTAGCGATGGTTCGCGGAATCCTGTATGGTTATCACCTTTACTATCTACCCATACGTTTTCATCCGGGTTTCTTCCGGCAGACTTCTCTGCCTGTTCCCATGCTTCTCTGCGGAGATGGACTTGATTCAGGAATCTTTTCGCTATCGCCCATTGCTGCATGGCATCTAGCGTTTCAATGATGTAGGTATGATTATCGGGAGCAGGTAAGGCAATCTCTCTTGACATGGGTGTAAGTATACAAAATTATTTAGTCTTACGGTAAGACTTTTTAACGCTTGGTCACATATACGATAACTGCGGTAAAGGTAGCAGCCATTCCTATTAATGTTCCTAGCACTCCTACAGCCAAGGCAATCCATTTCCATGTTGCGCTTGATCCTTCGCCTGCGCTTACGGTTGATGTCTGCTTGTTCATTACTAAGTCCAGTTTTTCAATCACAGCTTGCATTTGTGGATCAGTAATTCGTTGCTTTCCTACACCCTCGTACTGAGCGCGCTCCACTGAGGTAAGACGTTCCTCTATTCTCTGGAAATGCGCTGCAAGTTGGTCATCTTTTGATTTGGCTGTGGCCGCAACGGTAGTCTTGATATTCTCGGCGTCAATGGTTGTGCTGCTAGCGAGAGTCTGGATAGCGGTTTGCGCCTGTGCCGCCGATGCGGAAGCATTCAGCACGTCCACTTGACGAATAGAGTCAAGACGCGCACTCTCTTTATTCGCCATTTCCTTTTCGTGTGTTGCCCTCAGTTCTGCGATTTTCTCAATATATAAAAACCGCATGTTTGTGTATTTCTCATGCGCTTTTCTGAGGTCATCCTGTCTTTGCGCTTCGGCTTTAGTGAGAGCTTTTACGTTTTCGGTTGGGTCTATGACATGCCCGCCAAAAGAATCAACACCAACTCCGACAGTGCCTCTTGTCGTTTGCTTGTTAGCCATTGTCTATCAGGCAGCTTTCGCTAAATGATTCTGAATGCATGGCTGTCCTACTGCCTGAACATAAATGGCTTCTGCGCCGAATGGAACTAGCTTCCCGGCCACATCGAATATCTTTGGTTGTCCGGGAGCTACAGAACCAATCTTGTAGACATCCGTTGCGCTGGCCGCTGCGTAAATGTCATACGCTGAAACCGTCTGCTCATGCCCTGTGACCGACCAAGTTACCTGTGATCCATTCATCTTAGCCGTGAGCACGATGTCATTTTCCACGCCATTGATGAGCGTATCGCCTTCTTGTAAATCGTCCCAAACAAGCTGAACGTATGGCAGATTGTGACTCTTGGCGAAGTCTGCATTAAGTCCCATGGTTTCCAGTAACGTCATTCCGTTCATGCCATCCAGATGCTTGCCCATTGACCAATTCGCATTATTGGTTAGCGTTCCATTGAATCTCGCCCATGCCGAACTGATGCCGATTTTGTCTTGATGCGTCGCAATAGCTGGCAGCATGTAATTCTTTAGGTAATTTGATCCTGAAGGATTACCGGCATCCGCCTTTGTCGGAAGCCATCCCATTGCGCCGTCTGATCCTGGTACAGTGAACCCGCCTGACTGATAAAGCACAATCCACGGATTGCCACGGATGGAAGATTTGATCTTCACCCAATCCAGCGGAACATTCTTAACGCTCTGCCCGAATCCCCAAAATCCTAGCAGTGGTCGCCCTTGGTAACGCTCGTAAGCAGGATGGCCAAAATACTTATCCGCTATGTGGTTAATGTACGCGATAAGTGCCGATTGGTAGAGATTAGGCGGAATGTTGTTTGCCGGAGCAGTAAGGCACTGTTGATCGAACGTAGCATAGAACGTTTGCTTGGTTCGTTGTGCGCTTAAGGCAATATTGTCCATCACGAAATCATTGCCAGCTTCTTTGAAATTAGGCCCATATAAATCACAGGTCACACAATCGAATCCACGGGATTGCGAATCGTCCATCTGCACAGCCAGAACAGTAGGGTCGTCATTGTGATATCCAGCCTCGGGATGCGATCTGCCTGCGTAGACATAAGCCTGCCAGAAGTTGACCAGTTTACCTTTCCATCCCGAAGGCATGAGAGTGCGCAATGATAGCTTGGAAATATTCATTGGCGCAGCAGGGTTAAGCGAATCGTCGCGCTTATTTGAATCTACTGGGACTGGCTTGAGGCTTGAATCTACAAATGTGCGGCCAGTGAATAACTTCGGAAAATTCGTCTTATTGTATTGCGGGGAATTAGAGCAATTGTGCGCCGTGAGAGATGCTAGTGTAACCGTGTCTATTTCAATCATTTCGCCTTCTTCTTGGTCTTGCGACTGACTGGCTTCCCATTCTTGGCAATTATTATCTCGCCCGTTCCTTTGCATTTGGGGCAAACTTTAAGCCGCCCATGGCCGAAACATTTTGGGCATTTATTTGTCTTTTGGACTGACATCGTGGAAGCATTTCAGCCTCTATTTAACTACGGTAATTGCTTGCCCGTGATAGCCGAGAAGGAACGCCAGCAATCCAGCAAAGAACATAATGCGGCCAATCTCTGACAGTTTTGGATTCGAGCACAGGACGTACATGAGTACGCCTATGATGGCCACAAGTAGAGGGAGCAAAATTATCATTTCAACTCCTAGTCTCACCGTAATACTTTTTACACAATCAGCAATCCAGCCCCACCCAGAATCTCCGTCACATGCCCGCAAACTAATTCCCATTCCACGTTACGCGCTTCCTTGGCAAAGTTGTTTGACGGGAATTTCACGAATGCCGCCTGAGATGCGTTGTATTTATCTCCGGTGATCGTATTGCTTACAACCATCGTATTCTGACCCCAGAATAGAGAGCTTGTGCGCTGGAAGGTATACATCTGGGATAGCTGCTGATTCGTTGGACTGGTCTTAAGCAGGCGAATTGTAATCCGGTAAATCTGCGCTGCATGTAGGCTGAATGCAACCGAACCGTCCGCGCCTACCTGCCATGAGGTCTTATCCTCGATCTGCTCGATACTGATTCCTTCTTCCGCGTTTCCTGCTCCATTGCCCAGAGAGATGCTGCCACCCGGCCCTGATAGCGTGGCTTGAACATCCTTGAAGGAATACGTGAATGTTACTTGTCCACCGGCCATGATTTACCTCTCTCTAGTACTACGGATTGACCACGATTGAAACGCTTGCCGTATGCACTGCGCCTGCCAGTTTAGCTGCTACCTGAATCGGCACAGCAATTCTTGCCGCTCTTGCTGCTACCGACTGCGTAGACACTGGCGGAGCGAAAACATAGTACCCCGGCATCTGATCGTTCGTATTCAGCGACCCAAAGCCTGCCGATGTCCACACTCCCGGCGCAAGATATCCGTCATTCACAAATTGCACACACACTGCCGTTACCGCCGTAGTCAGGATGTGCATACCCCTGTCTGTCTGCGCTACCTTCGTTGGAATCGTGAATAACTGATTGTACAAAGCAGTCTGGATTGAAATTGCGAACGCATCCGCTCCCACAATCGTATCCGTGAATTGCCCTGAGCAACTTGTGCCATTCTGGATTATGGCTGTGCTGTTGTTGTAGGCCGCGAACACGTTTATGTTTTTGGCCTTCAATGCATCCGCTTGACTTGCCGTCAAATTCTCCGCCTGAATTCCCGGCTCTTGCTTATACATCAGGGTAATTACGGTCTGGTTTCCCGCGTAGTCCGTTGGCAAAATTCGCGCAAGATAACTCATCACCGCATACGGACTTGAACTGCTGTACTGGACGCAGGTTTTGTTGTATCCAAGTTGCTGTAAGACATAGCCAATGTCCGTTGTGGACGTGGACAGGATTGATCCTGCCGCTTGCGTGGTCAATCCGTAGTAGTGCTTGGTATTCGTGGCTTCGATAAACGCAGCAACCGCCGTATGGTCTGCATCCACGGCTTCAGGGATGACCAATCCATACCACTGCTGCCCAAACGTCCCGTCAAAGATCGTGGCTGCTGCTAGGGCTGATTCTGCAATGATTCCGTTCGGAGCATAAGCCCCGTTGCCCGCCGTGTTCCTTCCGTTCAACTGATTGCTTATATCTACGCCTGATGCGCCAGCCGTCAGGAAAGATACCGCGCTAGTTGCGCCGGTGGATGTACTGGTAAAAAAGAAACGATTGTTTACGCTGTCATAGGTACAGACTGCGCCTGTGATTGCCGCCGTGATTATTCCGGCTACTCCGGTAAGACTTAATGCGCCGGAGAAATTCAGGTTTAAAACGCTTTGCAGCGATCCACCATCCACCTGAATCTTGAATGACCCTGTAGTAATTCCAGTCCAAGCCGATAGCAGGGAATTAGCGGCTGACAACGGGCCGCAGAATAACTGGCCTGAACTAGCGTTCTTTGCCCAGCGGCCAATAAGTAATTGCTGGGGCTGCGGATTCTGTTGAAACCAGAGATTTGCCGCGAAGTATGCAGGCGATGAAGTCCCGAAGTCAGTAGCTACAGCGGTAAGCGTGTTGTAGCTTCTCATTCTTGAAACTACATCAATCACCGTATCGGAAGTTAATACCAGAACGGAACTAAGATTTTGTGATTGCGCTGCTGTGGGCAGGAGACTTACCGAAACATTGATGAGTCGGCTAACTGGTAGTGTGTTAGGTATCGCCATGTTTTAAAGTCTCCTAGTCTTACTGTAAGACTGCCGAATTTATCTGTTTGCCGCCGCTGATTTTTGTTTGTCTTTGTTCGCTACGATGAAATTCGCACATCGTCAACTTCATTCCGTGTCTACCGTTTTTAAATGTCTTGACGTTAGTATACGGAGTAGAGCAGGTTTTTACTTGGCACTTTAAATCTGGAGCCAGAAGCCTATCCGCTATTTGCTGAGCGGCCTTTTTGGTTATTGCGCCCAAATGGAAATCTTCTATCTTGGGGGCGGTATCGGCCTGAACCAAAAGCGGCTCTAATTTAGCGATTGGCATTTCCTTCAGCAGACAGTAAATAAATCTAACTAGTTTGTCTTTGTTCATGACATCCAATTTCCAATTCCAAATCCTTGCACGTTATTGTTGCTTACGTTAAATCCGAATGATGGTTGCTGTGCAACTTGGATTGTAACATTGACTCCGCCGGAATCCTCTACAATTGTTCCTTGCGCTGCTATTACATCCAATACAGGGTATTGATACAACTGGGCGCGTCTCATCTGAAATGGAAGATCAATTCTTGTTAACCATCTATCGTTCTGTAAATCGGCCATCATGATTGCATCTTCCACGCATACTAAACCATACCCTGCAAGTTGCATTGCTTCGCGGTTTTGGTCTACTTCCATCCCCATAGCTAATAGTTCAGAATTGCCTTCACAGTTTGGCCCATAGAACGAGCAGAGCACGTCCAGCACTTCGGTGCGATGAACAAAATCAGAGCCTATATTATTTCCATTCACATCGCTCTTGCTTACGTGCTTTACGTAAGCATTTACATCTCGCGTTCTCTTGGTTACTCCTATCGCTGCCCAATTCGTTCCGAAGGATGGAATACTTGGTGGCTCTGCCTGCCATCTCGGGCGAACCATGGTTCCGTCTAGCCCGGTTATCCCCGATACCATCTGCTGAAAAAACACACGTAACGCCTCATCTTCAATCGCGTTGGCTGCCGATGGTATCAGGTATCCGCCAGTTGCCGATGTGCTCATAAAAAGTCTTACCGTGAGACTATTGCATTGTACAAAACGACGTGTTGTTTATCGTCAAAGTTACAGCAGCTACGCTAGCCGCCTGAAGTGTGACCGTTCCCGCATTTGCTCCATTCCTTAACATAAGAGCGATATGGGCAGGGAAGTTAGTTGCTGCCGTCGCCGCTACTCCCGTAGTTGGTATCTTGGTTGCGAATGCGGTCGCCTCGCCGTTGTTAATAGTTGTTGCTGTAGTGGCTATCATCGCGGAATAGTTTATAGCTGTTGGCGAAGCTGGCCCCGTGAAACCTATTTGCAGGCCACCAGTCGAAGCTGCCTGATAAAACAACTCACACTCAATCGCGTAATCCTTGTTAGCCGCTACCGCAAAGGCCAGAGTGTTGCCTGATGTGACGTTGGTTAGCGATGTGGTTGCATTCGTGTAGTTGCCGGTAAGATAAATCTTCTTCGGAAGGTATTGATTTATTCCTGTGGTTGGATCGCGGTTGGCAAAAGCTGTTCCATCGTTCCAGATGTCGCCTGCTACCGGAGTTGTCGGGGCAACACCTGCGGGAACATTCAGGGATGCGTCTGTAGTCTGTGATGCTGAGAGCCACCACTTTGGCCCCACGTTGTCGTCCAGCAAGAACGCGCTATTCTTTGGCGAGTCACAGTAGGTGTGATTCCCAGCGACGTTGTTGCCCTCTAGCAAGCAGTTAGAGCCGCCGCCATTCGCTGTCATGTCCATGCCGACGACGCGAGCGCGGGCATTGTTCTCCATTCTCAAAGCATACTGCTGGTGCTTATTCGCAGCCACGGGCGCATTGTCATTCGCGCTGCCGCCGTGGATGTTGACTTGGCAATGCCCAGAACAATAGACACCTTCTGCCAATCCAGTTCGCACTCCTGCGCCCGTCCCTGCTTGGCCGTTATCGTCAAACTTTCCGTTCATGATAGACGTATCTTGCGTGTAAACGGAGAACGCCTGCGACGCGCCGAGGCCACAAGTAGTGCTAAGAACCATCGTGTGAAAATCGGTCACCGATGCAATATTGAAGGCAGTTGGTCCTGCCCCGATCCAGACCTGCGTGCCTGGCTGCCACGGGCCAAAAGGCTGACCACTAACCCATGCAACCGTGGTCGTACCATTGCAGGTTACGACCGAAGCAATATCGGCCAGCACAATACCGGAGTTTAGATTCCTGCTGGCGATGACGTTGTTGAATCCCACTGACGGGCTACCTACTATCCTGACGCCTTCATTCCCCTGGTCATCGCTAAAGTTGCTGTTACTCACGTTCATGTCGCTGACCGAGTAGGCTTCGAGCGTGGGGCAGCACAGGCCGCCGGACCCGCCACGATGGTTGCCGATCAGGTTATCCAGGTTGATATGCCCGGCCATGAAAATATCAAAGCAGTCGGCCCCTAGTATATTTGTTCCGATTCCAGCCACGTTATTTGTATTTCGACAGATACCATTGCTCATCGTGGCATCGTGCGTCATGTTCAGGAAGTCGGCGCAGTTTACGTTGATGAGTTTGTCGCATTGAAAATTGGTAAACAGGATATTCGAGCTGGCATTTGCTGCCGTTCCGTCACCACTTG